GTTTCTTGCCAAAATAGCACCACACATGGCTCAACAATCGCAAAGTGCTCAGCCTAGTCCTGCAACACAATCTATACCGTATAATGGTCTAATGTCTGCAATGTTAAATAAAGACAACTTAAGCGAGAATTTAATGTCTGCAAGAAATAGTTTAATTAACGGTGGCGCGTTACCTGGGTATAAATCAGGAGGGCATGTAGATAACCATGCACCTGTGTTTATAACAGGCGAAACAGGTCATTATGTGAAAGGTAGAGGCGATGGGCAATCAGATGATATCCCTGCGATGTTGGCCGATGGCGAGTATGTGTTCGATGCTGACACCGTGGCTCAACTCGGCAATGGTAGTAGCGATGCTGGGGCAAAGTTACTTGACCACTTTAGAGAATCGTTAAGAGAACATAAACGATCTGCACCAGCACATGAAATACCGCCTGAAGCATCACCATTGTCGTACATGAAAGAAGCCCTTAAACGGCACAAGAAAGGATAAAAATGGCATTACCATCTTCCGCACCTGCGATACCTGATACAGGGATTGTTGCTGGTTCGCCATCTGGCGGTAATTTTAGCCAAGGCGCAGCACTTCCAAACATCACAACTACGCAGACGCAAGCAACAGCAGCTCCGACATTCTACACAGACTACTTAAATAGCCTTGCCACACAAGGTCAGACTGCAGGTCAAAATGCTCAATATGTTGGGGCACAACCTTTACAACAACAAGCGTTTAATCAAGTAGGGCAAAACGTAGGTAATTATCAACCTGCATTGCAGAATGCTATTAATTTAGCAGGTAATGTAGGTAGTTCAAATTTGTCACAAGCAATCGGCGACGTTGGTCAGTCTAATATTCGAAACAATTTAGCACCACAAGCAACTGCGGGAATTGTAGGTTCAGGTCAATTTGGTTCATATAGAGGTGCGCAGGCTTTAGGCGATACAATCGCAAATGCAGAGCTTGAATTAACTGCTCAACAGCAACAAGCAATGCAAGTAGATAATCAAAACAAGATTAATGCTGCGAATTCATTAGGGAATTTAGCAGGGCAAACCCAAGCATTGGGATTAGGCGATGTAAATGCTTTATCAACTCTTGGAGGTCAACAACAGACTATTGCTCAAAATCAGCAATTATTCCCACTTCAGACACTTACAAATGAGTCTAATTTGCTCAGAGGCTACACAATGCCGACTAGCACAAGCTCTTCGTACACTGGCCCAATTCCTGGCGCATATCAAGCATCACCATTGGCAACAGCTGCAGGTTTGGCAACTTTAGCAGGGGGCATCAGTAATACACCATTAGGTAAGTCGATCGGTGCAGGTCTAGGAAATCTAGGCACATCATTAACAGATTATGTAAGTGGGCTATTTAAAACGCCTACTCAAACAACACCAATTAATGATACATCAGGTATGACATTATCGCCTATTCAAAACCCTACAGGCTCTCAACAAGCTGGCTTATTACAAGGGTCTGACGGACAATGGTATACTGACCCAACTTATGGCGCAGGCTCATCAAGTATTGACACGTCATTACCTGTTGCAGATTCTAGTGTGGTTTTTTAAGGAATAAATTATGGCACTACCTACTACTGATCAGACAGAAACAACAGAAGTACCTGCTACTGGAATACCAAGTAGTATGGATTTAATGCAAAAGCAAAATCAAGCATTAAGTCAGTTGATCGAGTCTTTGAACACAAGACAAAATCCTAACTATTTTTCTATTGCAGGCGCATTATTAAACCCTGGTCGAACAGGTAGTGCCGGCGAAGCAGTTGGAAATGCAGCAACTGAGATGGGTCGCCAACAAGAGCAACGAGAACAGCAAGCACCGTCGATTGCAATGCTTAAAGCTCAGTTACTAGGCCAACAGTATAACATGGGACTTAAACAGCAAGGTATGAAGATGCTAGCTGGCATGTTTGATGGTCAAGTATCACCGCAAGAAGCAGCACAAAAACTTGAAAGTGGGTCTATGCCTGCTTCATTCTATTCAAAGCTAACGCCAAACAATGTTGCTGCATTATATGCAGTATCGCCTGAATATGGAAAAGCAGCAGAAGCAGGCGCAAAGCTTTATCAAGAGCAGCGAGGGAATGACATTAAACAATTAGAACTTGGTTCTAATCTATTTGAAAAAACAAGAGGTATGAGTCCTGAAGACAGAGAAGCATTTGCAACTTCCGTCTCCCCGTATGCAAACAAGCTAGGCATAAGTTTACCATCATCAACAGCTAAAGCAGCATCGCCACAGCCACCTGGAGACATAGAAAAACCACCACAAGCAGTGTTCCCTGTGGCGAATGGTCAGATATCAAGCGGTTACGGTCAGCGCACCGACCCATTTGACCCTAACAAAGTAGAAAATCATGAGTCTATCGATATTAAAGCTCGTGAAGGCGATCCTGTTACGGCAGCACTTCCAGGTAAAGTAGTAAAGACAGTCCCGGAGAGTAAGTCAGGTGGGTATGGCAATCAGGTAGTTATTCAGCATCCGAATGGCACAATGTCGATGTACTCACATCTGAAAAATTTTGATGTGAGCGAAGGTGATATTGTTCGACAAGGTTCGCCTATCGGATCCGTTGGGAATACTGGTAGATCAACAGGGCCACATCTAGATTTTCGTATGCTGTCGAATGATGGTAAACCTATGGACCCTACAGGATTGTTTAAGCAGCCTTCTTCTGTTCAAGCACAACCACCGTCTAACCAACCACCGAGCCAACAGCCACGTGCTGGGCTAATACAGAGATCTGATGAGTCAAAATCAGCGTATGATAGGAGAAGAGAATTAACAGAAGAACCGCAGATTAAAGACTATAATGAAATGGCATCAGGGTTAATTAAGACAAATGTTGATACATTAAGGACTTCAATTGCAGATCTTAACGAGTTAAAATCGTATGCAAAGTATACAAGACCTGATGGCACGAACCCTATCTTTGCACCATTGCAAAAACGAGACATTGATTCTTATGTTACAGCTGCTAACAAAGCAGTGATTCAGATATTAAAAAGTGGAGGAAATCTTAACGTAAACGGTGTGCATGCTGCAATTGGGTTTAACTTAGAACCTGTGTATCAGAATTTAAAGTTATCTGATGAAGAGAAGAATATGTCGGCAAGAGCTGCCAATATTATCTCTACGCAGATTATTAATAATATTATTGCGAACAAGACGGCAGCGTTTGGTGGATCACGTGTGACGAACTATCAAGATCAGCAGTTGTCAGCACTGAATGCGAACATGGATCAGTTACCACAGTACATACTAGGTTGGGCAACAAGGCGCCAAGTTGACAATGCGCATTCATTGGATGTTGCAAATGAGTACAATAACTATGTACGTCAGTCATACGACCAAAACAAGATACCTGACCCTAAAGGATTCTTTACTTCAGATCTCTATAGAGAAGTATTACCAAATCGACACACGACTAAAATGAATGAAGCGCTAGAGAAATACCCTTATAAGTAAAGGAATGATATGGCAGAAGATTTTTATGCAGGAATTCTAGATGATGTAGAACCACCGCCACCTGCGAGCGGTAAACCAGCAGCTACGCCACAAGAACCACCGCCACAACCTAATTCTAAAATGAGTGGCGCAGCAGATACGATATTGCCAGGGGCAGTAGGGGCTGTTGTAGGTAATTTAGCACAGCGATATGGGCCTAAGCCTGATTACATGACTCAGCCATTCCAAAACGCAACAGTGTCTCTAGAAAATGCAAGTGATGTTGAGAATCTTACGAACAGCCGATTAAGTAATATAGAAAATATACACAAAGGCAATGTTGGTCAGATGGAATCACTTCATCAAAAGCATCTAGCAGATCTTGAGCCATTAAAAGCTGCGTATGACGAAGCACGACATAAAGCATCCGTGTTAGATGCGCTAGATTTCGGTGAACGTAAAGTCCCAGGTGCGTCAGGAACATATAACTATGGCGCAGTGATGCCAGGTGATGAAGTGCCACATAAATTACTGACTGAAATGGAAGACATGACCAAGGGTCAGCACGGACAAGGCGCTCATGATATCGCTGAGCGTAATCGTATTGCAGCTAATAAGCAAAGAGCGTTAGGGCTAGGCGACTATAGACTTTCAGGCAGTCTCGAAGGTCAACTATTTACACCACCTGTGCAAGGCGTTACTCCTGCAGAGCAAAGAAATGCAAAGATTGCGCATGATCTTGCTAAATCTGCATATGAAACGCATCTTAAAGCTACAACTGCACTAGGCAAAGAACTTGAACAATTGCGTGGAACAGTGCCTGAAGGTAAGAGAGAAGCAGTGAAGAAATTGGCAGATGCAGAGCTAGAAAAGCAAAAAGCAATGCGTGCTTTAGAACGAGTAACTGATAAGCCTTCCTTTATAGGTAAAGCATTTAATAAACTGCCTTATGGTAAAGAAGTGTCTGATGCATTTTCTACTGCTAATAAAGTAATGAATACTAACCCTGTTTTAAAGCATGTTCTTCCTACAGTAGGTGGCGGACTTGGCATGATGGAGTTGTTATCAGGTGCTGAACACTTAAACAAAGATGAAAAGTTAAAAGGCGCACTCGAAATGATGAGCGGCGCAGGTGGTTTACTAGGCGCCGTCCCGCATCCTCTTGCTAGAGGAATTGGGCTAGGCATGCAAGCGCCATTGATGGGCTATGAAGGTTACAATTATCTTAAAGATAAGCTAAACAAATAAGTATGCAGAAAATTGTTTTACGACACGATTAACTGCTTGGCGATGTAAGTGTAATTTTCTTGCAACATACGCTTGTGGTTGTAACTCAATTACTACTTCTTTGAGCGCTTCAATCATGTGGTCTGACAATCTAGGGTGTTTATTAGTAAATAGAAAAACAGACAATCTTCTATACTCTTTAGACATACTCTTTAACTCACCTTGCGCGACAGACCATCGTTTACTCATAAATGTGCTTTTTCTCTATTGCATCGATTTGTTGTAATAATTCTTCTCTAATCTTAAGATAAGAATCGCCACCTGGAAATTCATCACGACCAATTGGGTGGTAGAACTGTTCTTCGCACCAATCAAAGTTATCGTTCTTAGCATTAGGCGGAAAGATGTTTGTTTTACCTTTGGCAGATTGGCGTTGGTAGAACACATCAGGCTTTCTAAAGTCAACTAGTCCTTTAAGGAATGGGTAGATCTTTAACACCTCTAACCATAGCTTCATTGCGATGACATTGTCTACTGTGGTTTGGATTTGCTCATCACCACGCATAATACAATAGCCAATAAGGTCCTTAATAGTACAGCGAACCATATAAAAATGCTCAAAATTACGAGGCATGATACTACGGGTATCAAGACCATGCACAGTGCCGCTATCAAGCATATCGATATAAAGTTGTCTAGCATCTTCAGTAATCCTTTTGTAACGTTCAAAAAATTCAGGGTTGGCAGCAATACTAGGTTTAACCATGACTCGATCATCTCGCATATCGCGATCACCGTGGACTTGGGCAGCAAAACTAAACAAACGATGACGGATTAGATGTGTGGTATCTATCATATCCATACCATTCACAGACCATGTCAGATTGATCGTTTCCATCGCGGTTGGTAGTAATTCATAACGAAACAGTTCATCAATGGTTTGGTCGATATCTTCATTAGCAAAGTCCCATTGAATTTTATCGTTCCACGTATTCATTAAGAAAACAGAGATCGTCTTACGTAGCTCTGCAACTGTTGGTGCATGAACAATCCTTACATCAATGCACTCCAATTGGTTCATGAACTGTAGTGGTTCAGGCTTTTTGCCGAACTTTAACTCTGTGTGCATCTTTTGTAGATGCGGCATTTTTGATTTGTGTACCTTAGGCATTTTCTTCTTTCTTTAGTTGTAATTCGACGAGTCTTGCATAACCTGCGATATCAGCCCAGCTATCGATGTGGTCAGGAGTAATGGATAATCTAGATAGTTTCATTGCTATCTTTGAAAAGTATAACGCAACCACCATTGGCATATCTTCGCCATGATGGTCTGCATATCTTTTTGCAATGGCGCCTAGTATTGTTGCCTCTAGTTCAATCCCTTCATTAAAGTCGCCGTATGTTTTACCACGTTCTTCGATAATAGAATCAGTTGTTGTCACGTTTAATTCCTTCCAGTTTTTCTTTTAATTTTTTAAGACGTTCTATACTATCGTTAACTACTTGAGTCATGTACCCTGTGTTACCGAGTTGTATTTCGTTACTGGCATACTGTAGACACTGTAGTGCATCGCAATAATGCACAATAAGGGCTTCAGGGGTATTTGAATCGTATAGTTTACAGTATTCTCTTACTTGTTCTGGAAACTCACTGACAACTTCCATCTCTGCCATTTGAAGCGCCATTGCAATGTGGGGAAAGTTCTTTTTTACTTTGTGGTTGACATCACTAATTTCCATCTCTGCCAGATCATGGCAAATAGCAATCTTAATTGCAGTACTTACATCAAAGACATACTCTCTGGATAATAGCAGGACGCCCAAAGCTACGAAATAGCTATGAGTTGCCACACTCTCTGCATGAATAACAGGTTTCATGGAGTAACGCTTTGTGTGCTCTAACGTGTAGCTTTTCATAAAAAATTGATGATTATAGTCATTCATACATAGTGTCCTCTTCTGACCAGTCTTTCTTAACCACTTGCTTTGTAATAATTAGATTAACCAATGCGTCTTCAAGTTGATTATATGATTTACATACAGAGCCTGATGCCGCCAACATAATGTTAAACTTCTGGCCTTCTTTAGCAGTTGTCCATAGGTAAATAATAGGAATATTTGAGGCACTGCACCACCCTGCTTCGAATATAGTGCCAGTGTCTTTGTCGTCAGTAATACAAATCAGTACATTGGCTTTCTTAAGTGCATTAATGTTAACATTAAAGATTTCTTCAGGGGTTGTAACTCCTTGAACAAACATACTTTCATCTTTAGGGCTGAAATACTTTAGATTAAAAGTTTCAAGTAGTGATTTAACGTTCTCAACTCTTCTAAGCTGAATATCGTTAAAAAACGGTGCTGCAATATAGATATATGGGTTTTCAATCATTAAAATTCCTTAAAAAGGGGCCGAAGCCCCGGTTGTTATCTGACTATCTGATCATACGTTGGTGCTTGTTCTTCGTTAATCAGTTCGCCCATCGGTTGTGTCACCTCTGCAATTTGCGTAGACGTAGAAAAGATTACTCTTTTGTGACCACGATGTTGCATACTGCCTTGGCTTGAATAAAGTTTATATTCGAACTCTGCAGTTTCTTTGTCATTAGCAAAGTAGATAGGGATTAAAAAATTGTCGCTATCTACTGCCATTACTGAATACCATGTTTCCATTTTAAAGCTCCTAGTTAAGAATTAAGAAATATATTACTTTGTACTACAATTATATTGTACCATAGTTTTATATTAAAGTAAACACTCTGCATTTCACTATGTGACATTTGCATATTCTTTTATCGCGTTTAAAAGACTTTGTTGTGTCTTGTCTTTAGTCTCGATTGCTTTAATGATCGCTTCATCGACTGTTTTACGAGCAATCATCTGGTGCACAATGATGTTGTTCCTCTGACCTTGGCGCCATAATCGTCTGACAAACTGTTCATAGATTTCTAATGACCAAGTATTACTAAACCAGATCACAGCATGACCTGCGCCTTGTAAATTTAGACCATGACCTGCAGACTGCGGATGTGCAAGAAGTACTGGTGTTAATCCTAAGTTCCACTTATTAATAATACCAGTTAGTTGATCGCCTGAGATGCCTGAGCCAATGACTGGTGCATCAGGGTAGACTTTCTTAAGTCGTTCTAGATCATGCTTAAAGTGGTAGCCGATTAGACATGGTTGCCCTGATAACTCTTCTACGATGTCTTGCACTGCTTCAAGTTTAGCATCGTGCACATGTTGTACTGTTCTTTCTTCGCCGTCTAGATAAACAGCCCCGTTTGCAATTTGCTGACATTTGCCAATGGCGACTGCAGCCGTTGCTGCTGTTACCTGACCGAGCTCTATGTCTGTTAGTAACTTCTTTTCAAGCTCGTTATACGTCTTTCGTGCATCAGGCGGTAGTTCGATATACACTTTATTAATGATCAACTCAGGAAGATCTAAGTAATCTTTTGCAGCCATTCTAAGTACTTTGCCAGATAGCGCATCGTAAATCTTTTGCTCAGCATCTGTTTGTAGTGCCCATGTATAGCCACCGTACCCTGTAGGGTAAAAGTAATTTGCTCGATAATGAGTAATGTATCGGCCAAATGTAGCACCTCGATCAACTACAAGTTGCGGCCCGAAAATATCCATAAGTCCGTTAGGCGCAGGTGAGCCTGTAAGTCCGAATCTACGCTTAAATTGGTCTAACATCGGATTTAATGACTTGAATCGTTGTGTTCGAGTGTTCTTTAAATAACTTATTTCATCAACAACCAACATGTCATAGGGCAATTTAATATTTAACCTTCTCAAGGTGGCTGACAACCACTGTAGACCTTCAAAATTAATAACATGGATAATGGATTTATCATGTAATATTTTGTCCTTATGAGGTCCGTGCAATACACTGATGGTTAAGTTTTTAAAGTTGTCCCATTTCTCGACTTCTACAGGCCAGACTGCATAGCTTGGTCGTAATGGTGCAACAATCAGGACTTTTTTAATCGCGCTTGAGTTTAGTAGTTGTCTGATGGCTTCTAGTGTAATACTGGTCTTACCTAGTCCTGGCTCAAGCCATAGTTGGCCTGAACCGTTTTCAAGCATGAACTGGACTGCATTATGCTGATATTGATGCGGATTCCAAAGCATTTGTAATCTCCTCTTTTGTTCTTAATACTAATACGCAATGATGATGCAACCGCAATAGGAAATGCACATGTTCTTGTCTGTCAGATAGCTTACCTGTCAGCGTCTTTAACTCTATCCACAATACTTTATTAAAAGGCAGAACAACTAGTCTATCAGGATAACCTGTGCTATATCGTAAATGCAGTTTAATGGACGTAAGTTTAAGACGCTTACATTCTTTACCAAAATGTCTTTCCAAATCACGTTCAAGAACAGGTCTCACCACTTGCATGGGCCGCCGTTACTCTTTCTATAGTGACAAAACTTGCATAAGCCTGATGGATTGGCAGCATGTATTGTGTCTTTGGTAATGACTTTCATTCTATCTTTAAGGCCTAGCAATAAGAACGGTAAGTCTCTTCTTGTAATTACAGGATACTCGTCTGTCTTAACAAGGTCAATAAACTCAATAGCAGTTTTGACATACTCGATATCAGGCTTACAAGATAGAATAACAGCAGCATACACTGTTACTTGATCTTTATAGTCACGGTGCTTACCTGTCTTAAAGTCAATGATCGTAGCTTCAGGGCCGTTTTCTACATATAAGTCAATCACACCTCTGAAAATAGCAGTAGGGTCGTCATAACTAACAGGCGCGAAATAAGCATTTACAGCAAAAGGCATCTCTGAGACTGCTTTAGCTTTAATCCAGTTTTCAATCTTAGGTGCCAAATGTTCAATATCTGTAGATAATAATTGAAGACCACCTTTGATTACTTCTTCGATCTCTGTGTGAATTTGCTTACCTCTATTTGCCGCATCGCCTGATGAGTCAGGTAATCTGTCAATTTTAGAGAACTTAAATTTACGAGGGCATTGCTCGTACATCTTGATGGAGGAGTATGAATAGATCATTGCCTTACCTGACTTGGTATGCGATTACGAATTTTTTCAGCACATTGTTGAATAGATATTTGAAAACCACTAATCATCCAATGTTTTTCTGATTCTTCTTCTACAATCTTCGCACACGCTTCACGCTCCATCATGACTGC